AAAAATAATAAAAATAATAAAAATAATAAAAATAATAAAAATAATAAAATTAAATAAAAATATTTATATAATAGATAAATCAATAATATTCGAATCATCTTTATCTGATAAATATCCAATAATATCATCTTCAGAATTAATCGATTTATCAGATTCATAGTCTATTTTTTCATTAATAATAATATTATTTTCTATAATATTGCCTCCCTTTTGAATATTTTTACGTTGTCTATTAACTTTAGCTTTTGTTTTAGCATTTGTTTTAATATTTGTTTTAGTAGTTATTTTAGCTTTTTTTTTAGTTTTTAGTTCTAATTCACTATTTTCACTATTCTCACTATTTTCACTATTTTCACTAGAATTATTAGAATTATTAGAATTACTAGATTGAATAGATTTTATATTTTGATTATATTTTTTAGTAAATTCAAAATAATCATAAGAATTACAAAATTTATAAATTTTATTAAACATATTATTATCAAGGAAAATATTATTCCAAAAATGAGAAGCAATAATTTGTTTATCTAAAAATGAATTAAATTCAGTGTCATTATAATTATCCAAATTAATAAATTTAATAATATTATTAATACCAGTATATTGTTTTAATAATAATTCTTTATTAATTTGTTTATAAGAATCGATAATATCATTATCCAAAACACAATCAGAAAATATATCTAAAATATTAAATAATTCATTTTTATTCATATTAATAATAATATCTTCTAACTTTTTTAATACTATACTTGTTAAAACACTTTTATCAAAATTTTTACAAACTAAATATTTTTCTGAATTTGATATTCTACTTGTATATGGTTTAACCAAATAAACATTCTTGTAAAACATTCTCACTAATTGAATAATTTTAATGGTAACTTTAGTAAAAGATTCAAATATTTTAATAACAAAATTACCTCCATCTTTTTGTAGTTTTAGTGCTGATACTACCTCGCTGAAAATTAATCTGAACGCTTCTTGTTCTTGTAAATTTTCATTTTTCCAATCAAATCCACCATCGGCTGTAACCAAATCAGATGGTTCTGCATATCCTTTAATGTTATTTGAACCACCAAATATATTTATAGTTTTCATTCTAGTTAAATCACCATTTGTAAGTAACTCGTTTGACTTACGAAATCCTCCATACATATCTTTAATCTCTTTTACTGATTTTGTTTCTAATATATTTAATCTATCTAACTTTTCATCTTCAAAATATTTAATAAATTCTTTTTGCATTAATAAATGCTCATGATCTGAATGTAATGTAACACCATAATATTTATCTTTGTTAAATGTTTTAATTAAACCATTCTTTTCTTGATACTCCCTGTATAATATTGTTGCTTGTATAAAAGATCCTGGTCCTTCTGCAAGATGAGATGATACAAATTTATTTTCATTAGGTATAAGATCAAACATTATAAGAATTTCCCATAACTTTAAAAATGCTCGATTTAAAATACCCGGAAATTTTGGATTGATTTCTTTTATAAATTTTTTAATACCATTGTCTATTGATGTAAATTTAATTCCATCATCTGTTTCTTCTTTGTAATCTATTGTTTTTTCAAATAATGATGTTACTAAATATATTTTTTTTCTATTAGCAAAACGTTCTGTTTTGTCCATTTTATCTTTAGCCTGATGAATATAATAGTTAAATCCTAAATTAAATTCAGGATATGCTACATTATTAGAAAATATAACATCATTATTATATTTAAGTATATTTGTTTTTTTAATATTATTTAAATCAAATATAATTGGATTATATTTTATAAATTCTTTTTCAAGAGTATTGGTCATATTAAATATTAATAATATATATATATATCTATTTAATTAAATTTTATTATAAATCTTTACTTTATATATTTCAATTTTTAAATTTAATTTTTAAAAAATTTAATTACTAAAATTAAATTACTAAAATTATATATATGAATAGTAAAACAAAATATATTAAATATAAAAAAAAATATTTAGAATTAAAAAAAAAGATAGGTGGATCAAATATGTTAAATGAAAATATTATTTATAAATCAGAAAAAGGATTTCCGATAGTAATTAAAGATAATAATTTTATAATTATTAAATCTAATATAAATGATAATGGTTTTCATAGTTCAATGAGTATAAATGATCCATATAATACTTTTAATATGTATGAATACTATATGTTATGCGGTTTATTAATATTACCAAGTTTAAAAAATTATTTATTAATAGGTTTAGGCGGAGGATATACTGCAAAAATTATTTTAAAATTATTTCCAGACATTGATTTAGACATAGTAGAATACAGTACAGAAATAGTATATGTTGCAAAAGAATATTTCAAATTTATTCCATCAGATAATACAAATATATATATTAATGATGGTGTAAAATTTATAATGGATTTAAAATTTAAAAAGTATGATATAATCTCATTAGATGCATTTAATGAAAATAGTAAAATTCCATCAAATTTTTTAACAGATATTTTTTTTAATAAAATAAAAATGAATTTATCAGATAATGGATTATTTATTATAAATAGTATTTTAGATTCTGTTACAATTAAAAAATTATTAGAAAGAAATTTTAAATATTTTGTTTTTATTACTGTTTCACCACATGGAATTAATAATATTGAGTCATATAATAATCTAGTCAATGGTAATTGTGAGTCAATAAATTATGTTTTTATAGCATCTATGACAAATTTTTTAAATATAAATAGAATAGGTGATATAGATTTAAAAAGTATAAAATTACCAATAGAAAATATGAAAAATGCATTAATTACTTCAATCAATAGAAAAAATAATCTTATAAATTAATAAATACTTTAATAATTTACGTTTTAATGTGATATTTACTTATAAAAAAATGATTTTTATTAAATAAATATAAGAATATTAAGATAATATATATATAGATATGAAAATATTAGATTTACTAACACCGAATGAGTTAGATAATATAAATAAACTTATTAAATCTTATGATAAAAATGACGAATTTGAAGTTTCACTTTTTTCAAATAAAGATACATCATCGAATTTATTAACACTAGAACGGTTTAATAATTTAAATAGTATACTGTCAATAATAACTGCTAAGAATGATTTAAAATATCAAAAAAAGGTCACACAATTATTAGATGTTAATATGACTGTAAGATATCCAGAAAATAAAGATAGCATGGTTGTTTATAGATTAAGTATAAATGATTTATCAAAAATAAATGAATATATGAATATGTTACATGAAAGACAGAATCATTTAGTATTTACAGTATTATTAGGATTCTTAAATACAAAAACTACTGAAAATAATCATATAAGTATAATGAAAAAAACAAAACAATTCAAAAATTATGTATTAATTGAAAATTTTTACATGAAATTTAAATTAGATAAAGAAGAAAAAATAAATAACGATGAGATGAAAAAATTAATGAAAATAAATAAATCATTTGATGCAAATACATATAATATTAATTTTAGATTTAAGGAAAGGACTAGTTACTTCATATCAAAAGATAAAAATATATTTCGTATTGATTTAACAATGGTTAAATCATCTAATAAAATTAATTCAATTGAAAAAAGTATATATAATTATGAAATAGAAATTGAATGTGAAATTCGTGATAAATCTACAATATTTAATGAATTATTAAATATTTGTGAATTTATTATAAAGTCAATACAAGGAACAAATAATATAATATCAAAATCAATGACCAATCAAGTTTTAGCTAGATATAATGATATTTTTAATATTACAACTGAAAGACAAAATTTATATGCACGTCAACCAATATCATTAGAAATTCAGCATGTAACTGATCAATTACCGAATCGATATGCAGTAACGGACAAAGCAGATGGAGATAGAAATTTCATGATAGTATACGAAGGTAGATGTTATTTAATATCAACAAATTTGATAGTAAAAGACACAGGAATAGATGTAGATAAAAAGTTCGAAAACAGTATATTAGATGGAGAATATATCTTTATATCAAAATACAACAGATATATTTACATGATATTTGATTGCATAAGGATAGGAGAATTAAACATGAGCGAAGAATCTAGTTTTATGTTAAGAATAAATTCGATAGATGAGTTAATAGATAATATCAATAAAATTAAATATAAGAGAAAAGAAATAAAAGATTATAATAAATTAGACAAGGTAATAGAAAATCACAAAGAAAATTTAATTAATATGTATAAGGATATAGAAGAAGAATTAAAATCAAAATCTAATAAAATATTATTTAGAAAAAAATATTTTATGGATTGCAATGGTATAAGTGATAATGAAATATTTAAATATACCAGTAGCATGTGGAATACATATAGTAATGATACAAATTTAAAATGTCCATATTATTTAGATGGTTTAATATATCATCCATTAGATCAAAAATATACAGTAGATAAACAAAAGTCTAAATATTTTGAATACAAATGGAAACCAGCAAATCATAATTCTATAGATTTTTACATTGAATTTGAAAAAGATAAAGTAACAGGTAAAATATTAAAAGTTTTTGATAATTCAATAAAAGATACACTCAAAAACAAGTCTTACATGATATGTAATTTATATGTAGGTGATGTAAATAATAATACTGAAAAACCAATATTATTTGGATTAAAAGAAAACATATCACAATCCTATATATATTTGGATGATAAAGGAATAGCCAGATCAGTTGATGGTAAACAAATTGTTGACAAGACTGTAGTAGAATTTTATTATAACATAGAAGATGATTTACAAAAGCAATTTAGATGGATACCAATGAAAACACGTTATGACAAGACCGAATCTGTACAAAAATTCAATAGAAAATATGGTAATAATGAACACATTGCATATAAAATATGGCATAGTATAATAAATCCGGTTAAAATGAGTGATTTTACGACATTATCAGATGACAAATTATATGATAATTACATGAAAGAATTTAAAGAGAAAATTGATTTTGATTTAATTAAATTAGAAAGGAGAGATAATATATATTTTCAAAAAAAAACTACATTAGTAAAAGATATGGGTAAATTTCATAATTATATAAAATCGTACATAATATATACGTATGTAAATTTCAAATATGATAATATTCAAAAGAAAGTATTAGATGTAGCATGTGGAAAAGGTCAAGATATACAAAAATTTTATTATGCAGAAGTAAAATTATATGTTGGTTTTGATCCTGATTATACAGCATTAACTGATTCAAGTGATGGAGCAATATCTCGTTATAAAGGTTTAAAAAAAACTCATGAAAGATTTCCGCCATGCTTTTTTATTAATGCAAATGCAACAAGTATATTACAATACGACGAGCAAGTAAAGAAAGTAGGTAAAATGACAAATGATAATAAGAAATTATTTGAAAAGTTTTTTTCATGGGATAATAAAAGAACATTATTTGATACAGTAAATTGTCAATTTGCAATACATTATTTATTAAGTGATGAAAATTCGTGGAATAATTTTACAGAGAATATTAATATGTATTTGAGAGATGGTGGGTATTTTATGTTTACAACATTTGATGGAGATATTGTTAAAGAAAAATTAAAAGATACTAATAATTTCAGTGAATATTACAATGATAATGGAGAAAAAACATTGTTATTTGATATTGTTAAAAAATATGATGATAATAATAAATTAAATTTTGGTATGACTATAGATGTTCATATGGCATGGTTATTCGAAGAAGGTGTATATAGACCAGAAAATTTAGTATTTAAAGATTTTATAATAAAATCATTAAAAGAACGATGTCAATTAGAACTTGTTGAAACATGCTTATTTCAAGATCTATTTAATGATGCACGTGAATTTTTAAAATTATCAGCAGAAACTGAAGAAGATAAACGAAGAATTAAATTCTTTAAAGATGTTTATTCTTATTATAATGATACTGAAATAAATAAAAAATGTCATCAATATACTTTTTTAAATAGATTTTATGTTTTTAGAAAAACAGAAACAAATTTATTAGATGTTAAAAATAAATTTTATTCTGATAAATTTTATAAAAATGATAAAAATTTAAAAATTAATAAAAATTATAATAATGAAAAAAATTATAATAATGAAAAAATTTTTAAAAAATATAAAAAATAATTTATTTTTATAAAAATTGAATAAAAAAATTACTGATGTTATACTTTATATAATTTTATATAAAGTATTAATAATAGTATTAATAATAGTATTAATAATATTAATAATGGAAGAATCAACTATTTTTAATATATCTGATTCATTATCAATTAAATTAGAAGTTGCTGGTGCCACTGATATTGGTGGTGGAAAAGAAAATCAAGATGATTTTTTAATATATGAAAATGTTGAACATAAAATTACATTTATTGTACTATTAGATGGCCATCACAAAGAAACTGGTAAATTGGCTGCTAATTCTGCAAAAACTAAATTATCTGAATTTATTACTGAAAATTTATTATCACTTCAAATTAATCCAGTTGAAACTTTAAAATTAGCTTATATACAAGCACATGAATCTATAAAACAAAATTTTAAAGATTGGTATATTAAAGAAGGTTATCAAGTTATCGAATCATCGGATGGATTTTTATTAAAAAGAAAAAATATATATACACCATGGTCTTGTGTTCATGGTGGTTCTACTTGTTCAATTATTGCATTTGTTAATAATATGATGTATATTTCAAATGTTGGTGATTCGTCTGCATTATTATGTAGTATGAATCATCAATTAAATAAAAATGATGTTGAATATATTGTTGATTGTGCAAATCCAACTAAAAATATTAATGATATTGATTTATCTGTTATTGATTCAAATACATTAATATTAACATCAAATCATTCACCTGAAAGTATTTCAGAGTATAATAGAATACGTAATTTTCGTTCAAGTTCTACTGAACCACTAAAACCTGCTTTAAATTTCATATACGATAAACCAAAATATCCAAAATTTTGTTGCCCTCGTCTATTTAATATAGATGGTGCTGGAATTCCATCTCTTACAAATGAAGGCCAATATCATAAAACAGTTAGAGGAGATTTTGCAACATATGTTACAACACCTAGAAGTTCTCCTCATGAAGAAACATTATCAGTAACTCGATCATTAGGTGATTTGCAATTACAAACATATGGTATTAGCTATCTTCCTGAAATTAAATGTATTGATTTACATAAAATAATTAAAAAAGTAACATCACCAATATCTATTGTACTAGCATCTGATGGTGTTTGGGATAATTGGCTATATGAAGATGTAACTAAATTTATAACTCAACCTTATAATATTGAAAAAGTATTTGATGGTAAGAATGAGTGCCAACAAATTACTGATGAATTTATGAAATTAAATAAAGAAAGAGCAACAAATAATTTTGGAAATTCAGCAGATAATGCAACATGTATTATAGTTTATGTTAGATAATAATAAATTTACATTAAAATATTGAATATTTATTTATATAAATTAATTTATTATATTCAATAATTTAATATAAATGTATATAGATTATACAGTTGATAATGTGATAAATGAAATAAATTTTATAGATGATCAATCTATAGAAATACATAAAGAATATAATGTTATAAAATATATATCTGGATTATTTATAGATTATAAAATTAAATATAATCCATTATGGATTGTAGAAAAAGATGATGTAATATATATAATAATTTATTGTGAATCAAATATAATAGTAAAATTTAATTATAATGATTATAAAAAAATAATAGAATTTGAAAAAATAAATAAAGAACAAATAATGTGGTATAAAGATGAAAAAGATGGTTTTATAAAAGCAAATTGTAATAATAAAATAAATCAAGATAAACTAATTATACTTTTAAAATTATTTAAATTTTATAAATTATATTAAATAAAATTTATTTATAACTTGTATTTTCTCTAAATATGTTAGTTTACCTAAACAAAAATTAAAAAATATATTACTATTGAGGTATTATAAAATTATCATTATCATTATCATTATCATTATCATTATTATTATTATCATAATTATTATTGTTATAATTATTGTAATTATTGTCATTATAATCATTTTGATTGTCATCAATTAGATCTGGTATATTCAAATAATCATTATCATCATTATCATCATTATCATCATAATTATTAATAATATTTAGATGATTTAAATCATAATTATTTATTATATTATTAATTATATTATTGATATTTTGAATATTATGAAAATTTATTTCGTTTTCATAATCATTGATTGATAAAAGTTCTGGCATATCTGTATATTCTGAGTCATTATCTGTATCATTATTATTATAAACATTATCATTATCATCAACATCAGAATCATATATAAGTGAAGGTATTTCAGATAAATGTAAATCATCGTTAGTATGGATATTATTAATATTATTATTGTTAATATTATTTGACATATTATTTTATTATTAAGATTTTAAGAGTTACATGTTTTATAAAAATCAATTTTTATTTAAAATAAAAATTGATTTATAGATATTAAATGTATTAATAGATAATAATAAAAAAAATGTATACAGTATATAAACCAGAGGAATTAATTAAAAAATTAGATTTATTAGAAGATGAACACGAAGATGTTATAAAATTTTTTAATAATATTTCTTATAATGATATTGTAAAACAAGATTTTGCAAAAAAAAATTCATTATATGTATTTAAAAATATTAAAAATGATAATCCAATTAAATCAAAAATTATAAGTGAACTAAATAAATTAAATTCACAAACTTTACAAAAAGTAATTAGTTCTATTACAGATATAATTATTACTAAAGAAGAAGATGTGAATGAATTATTTAATCAATGTATACAAAAAATAAAAAGAGATAATGAACAAATTAGACCTTTAGTTGCTGCATTATGTAATGTATTAGTTGAAAGATATATCCCAACAGATATTGGAGAAACTGTTAAATTTAAAAAGGTATTTATTAAGAAAGTTAAGAATGAATATGAAGAAAGTGTTAATTATAGTTCAGAGAATTGGACCAAAGAAAAAGGCGAAAAAGTGATGATACTATTAGGTACATTATACAATAGTAAAACATTAAATGATTCTATCATGATAAGCATAATAAATGATTTTAAGAAAAAAATCTTTTATAAAGAAGATGGTAATCAAGAATATTATGAAGAAGTAGAAAAATCATTACAACAATTATCATGTTTATTATCATGTATAATACTAAATGAAGAAACAAAAAAAATTTACAATGATTTACAACTAGATAAATTTTTAGAAGATCAAATGTTAATTTATGAAGAAAAAAAATGCATTAGTAAAAAAATTAGATTAGTATGTAAAACAACAATACAAGAATTAAGAAAAATATTTTAATTAAAAGTTTATTGGTTCTGGAAATAAATCCATAATTCTATTTTTATATTCATATAATTTTGTAATATTTACAACATCATCAGCTTTTTTTGTATATAAATCACATTTTCTAAACATAATCATATATTTATTCCACAAATATATATCATTATCATTCATATATTCATCATATTTTTTATTTAGACTATGATATCTAACTATCCAAGATACTTCATAAGGAACATAATCTTTAATGCGAGAATAAATAAATTCATCATGATTATATTGAATAATGCAATTATCTAATCCACAACCAGGTCCAGACGATGATAATACTTTATTTAAACACATTACATTGGCAGGATCTTCATCTGGTAATATTACAGTTATTAATTTTCCAAGATCATGTGTTATGGCTGCTGTAAATAATATATCATCATCAAAACAATTATTATTTTTTAATTCTTCAACAACTTGTAATACATGTTGAAGTTGATTTATACCTTTTAAATTACCATCACTTTCATCAATACATTGTCTTAATATCCAAATTAAATCCCATATCATAATTTTTCCTAAAATAGGTGATTCATATTTTTGTTTAAGTTCATTAGATTGTATAATAGTTTGAGAATTATGAATCATATGTATTTTAGCTGCATTATATCTATTAAAATTTTTAATTCTACATTTAGAACACATCATTTGATTAAAAAGTTTAAAACATTCATCACACAAACCAAAACAACCACATTTAAATTTATTTAATATATTATTTTTATTTTCACATGTTGAACAAATATCAAAATTATTAGAAATCATATTATATAATATAATATTATATAATATTATATTACTAGAATAATGAATTAATATAGTTAATATTATCAATATAAAGTTTAACAAGTAATACATATGAACAATATTCTTTATTATATAAAAAAACATGTTCACATTTAATATATGTATTATAAATAGTTTTTTTAATAATATCTAATGAAACTAATAATTCATTAGTATTAATATTACTATATATACCTGAATTTTCAAGACCAATAATATAATAACATAAATATTGATTAGTATCATATATATCTAAAATATAATTAGAAAATTCACTAATTCTCCAATAAATTTGACGCAATAATTTATTTTTTTTAGTATCATGAAAAATCAATGTCCTTTTATATTCAATAAAACCATAATCAAATTCTTTATTAAAATTATAATTAAATATAATAGGATTATTTAAAAATCCTATTTCGGAAATTCGAGATTCATTATTATTTTTATAATCTAATAAATTATTATTAAATTGATTAAAAAGATCAATAAAAATTATATGAAGATTAATAATTTCATTTTCCATAAATTTATAATATTTTATATTAAGTAATAATTATTATGAACTTAAATTATAAATTTAAACTAATATAGAAAAGTGTAAATATATTTTATATATAATTAATAGAATGGGAATAGATGGATTATATAAATTTATTAATAAAAAATTTCCAGATATATATTCTTATATTGGTATTAACGATATTCGAGGTAAATCATGTATCATTGATGGTATGCAGCATATATATAGTCAATTGATTTATATGAGATCTAGAAATAAAGAAATAATTATGCCATGTGGAACAAATGTTTCACATATTCATGGACTCATTAATTCTTTGACTTATTATTTAAAAAATGGTATAATACCTGTATTTATTTTTGATGGCAAATCACCAATAATTAAAGAAAAAAAAGTAGAAGAACGTAAACTAATTTTAAAAGAAAATTTAAAAAAATTAAAAGAATTAGAAAATAGTAAAAATAATTTAGCTGAATTAATTAATATTAAAATAATAGAATCTGAATTAATATCTAATATAGATGATGATAAAAATGAAATAATATTTGGAACACCGCCTGATAATTTTTTAGAAAATGAAATTCAAAAAATAAATACTATACAAGAAGAATATAATAGAATATATAAAAAATCAATAATATTGAAAGATTATTATATAAAAGATTGGATAGAAATTTTAGAGTTACTTGGATTACCTGTAATAAAAGCGGAAGGTGAAGCTGATCCATTATGTGCACATATATTGAAAAATAATGATAATATATATGGGATAATTTCGGATGATTCAGATATGTTAATATTTGGAGCACCAACACTAATGAGAAAATGTATAAATCAACAATTTACCATAATAAAATTAGATAATTTATTAGATAATATTAGTCAATTACTAAGTACAGAATATCAAAAAGAGATAATATTTACATTAGATAATCTAATAGATTTTTCAATATTTTTAGGAACAGATTATGGAACATTTAAATTAATAAAAAAATATGACGATTCGTATGATATATTAAAAAATTATATAGAAAATAATAGAGATTATAAAAAAATAATACAAGAAAATGATTATGAATATTTTAATGTAATTAAATCATATTATAAAGATAATAAATTTACAAAATATGATTATTTATTTGAAAAGCCTATATGGAAAAAACCAAAATTATTAGAATTAAAATTAAGATTACTACAATTAAAAGTAGATGAAGATTATATTGACAAAAATAATGAAATATTTAATGTTTATTTCAATAAAATAAAAAAAAATAAATTTAATTTTTATGATAATTATAAAAAAGAAAGTATTGAATTAACTGATGAAATTATTAATGAATTTGCAGATATTTTTAAATTAGAAGCTTGATTATTTTAATTATTTAGATGATTTAGATGATTTAGATGATTTAGATGATTTAGATGATCTTGATGATTTAGATGATCTTGATGATTTAGAAGATCTAGATGGTTTAGATGATTTAGATGAATTAGATGATTTTGATAATTTAGAAGAATTATCAAACGAAGAATCTAATTTAAGTTTATTAAATGATTCACTTAATAATATATCATCTGTAACAGAATTATTTATTTTTTTATATGTAATATAATTTTTATTTGTAAATATATATTTATATAAAAAATAAATAATAGTAAAAATAATTATAACAATTAAAATAATTATCCATAAAGATAATTTATATCCAAATATTGAATAATAATTTGAAGACGAATTAATATTTTCATTATATAATTTATCAGATAATTTATCGGATAATTTATTAGATAATTTATCTGATATTATATCACCACCAATTAAATTTTGATTATTATCATGAAAATCACTAATAAATGTATCACAAAAATCTTTTTGAGTATTTTCACAAACTTTACCGATCATATTTCCATATGATGAATAAATATTATTAATTATATTTTTATTTTCCATCTTTTATATGATATAAATTATACTTATTTATTTTTAAATAGAAAAAAACGTGTTATTTAATATTATTAATTTTTTTTATATAAAAATTAATTTCTATATAAAAAATTGATTTTATTATTTATTTAATAAGATTTATACAAATAATAAATGAAGAATAAATATAATCAAATTCCACTTACTGAAAAATATAGACCAACTAAATTAAATGATATTATATCACAAGAAGAATCGATTAATATATTAAATAATACATTAAAAACTGGAGAATTACCACATTTATTATTATATGGTAGTCCAGGAACCGGTAAAACTAGTTCAATATTAGCATTATGTAATCAATTATTTGGTCCAGAAAGAGTTAATGAAAGAGTTATTGAATTAAATGCATCAGATGAAAGAGGTATAAATGTGGTTAGAGGTAAAATTATTAATTTTGCTAAATTAGCTATTGGAACAAGTGATTCTAAATATTTATGTCCTCCATATAAAATTATTATTTTAGATGAAGCAGATGCAATGACTAAAGAAGCACAAGCAGCTCTTAGAAAAGTTATGGAAGAAAATTCTAATATAACAAGATTTTGTTTTATATGTAATTATATAAATCAAATAATAGAACCTATAAATAGTAGATGTGTTAAAATAAGATTTAAACCAATTGATAAAAATTCAATAATAAATAAATTATCTGTAATTTCTAAAAAAGAAAATATAAATATAAATGAAAGTGGTTTAAAATGTATTGCAGAAATAGCAAATGGAGATTTAAGAAGAGGTATATTAATATTACAAAATATAAGATATATAAATTACGATAATTCAGTTATTTCAGATTCTAATATTTATAAAATGTGTAATTATATCTCTTATGAAGAACTAAATAATTATATTATCACTATTAAAAATTTTAATAATATTAGTAATGTAGAAAAAATAAGTAAAGATATTATTAATAAAGGATATTCGTTTAATTCATTAATTATTAGAATTATTGAATATATTATTAATTATAATGATCTTAAAGAAAAAGATAAAGCAACCATTTTATTTGAAATTAGTTTTATTGAAAAATATATAAACGATGGTGCTGATGAATACATTCAATTATTAAAATTATTGAATATTATATCAAATTTTATTTAATTTTTAATTTTTAATTTTAATTTTTAATTTTTTTTTATTATTAATATAAATTTGAAAAATTTGATAATTAAGTTTATCTAGGAGATTATTACAGATAATAATTATAATATCAACTATATCAGAAAAATCTGATATATCATTTATATTAAAATTTTCGATATCAAATATATTTTTGTTTAAATTATATTTATTAATTATATTATTATATTCTAATAGTACTTCATCATTAAATATAATTTTTTTAAATTTAATTTTTAATATAGATTCAGAATTTTCATTAAATAATTTATTTAAAAATTGTAAAATTTCATTGTAATATTTATTATTTAATTCATAATATTTATCTGTTGTTTCATCTATTATTTTTTTGGTTTGATTAATAATAGATAATTCCATATATAAATATATTTATATAATTATATATTATATGATTAATATTATGAATAATTTAAATAAATTTCAATATTTTGATATTTATCAAGATGTTAATGATAAAAGAGAAGCAAATAGTTTAATATTAAATAATGTTATTAGATTAGTATTAATATCTGATAAAAATATAACTACATCATCTTGTAGTATTGCAGTTAATGCAGGATATCAACAAGATGAATTTGAAGGAACGGCTCACTTTTTAGAACATTTATTATTCATGGGTTCAGAAAAATTTCCATCACAAAATGAATATCATTCTTATGTTTCAG